ACATCCCCGATCCGGAGCTTTTCAGCGGCACCGTCATTTACCAGGACGTTGCGCCCGGATACCACACCAAGATAGAGCCTGTTGAATATGCGGGCGGCATCATCATCGAGCGCAAGCTGATCGACGACGAGCGGTATGACATCATTGAAGGCATGGCCGGTGGACTGGGCGAGGCGATGAAGCGCAAGCAGACTAAGATTGCCCACGAGCCGTTCATCTACGCGACCTCTGCGGCCTTCACCTTCATGACCTCGGAGGAGGGTGTGGCTCTCGCGTCCGATTCACACACCACGAAGGCGACCGGCGTTTCCACCTCTACCGGATTCGACAATCTTGCAACCCTGCCGTTCGACGGCGCGAACCTTGAGGTCTTGAGGCTTCAGGGGCTCAGGCTCCGCAGCGACATCGGGGAAAGGTTCTCGACCAATTTCGATACCATCATTTATCCGAGTTCGCTTTCAAGGATGGTGGACGAGGTGGTCGGCACCCAGAGCGGTCTGGACACCGAGCACGGCAACATCAACACCCAGTACAAGAAGTGGAAGACCATCGAGCTTCCCCTTCTGGACGACTACGATACTAAAAGCTGGGGCATCGTGGATTCCCGCCGGATGAAGAGATTCCTGTACTGGCTCAACCGCATCGGCATCGAGAAGCACATGACCGTTGATTTTGACACCTTCATGACCAAGTACATCGACTACGCGCGGTTCGCTTGGGGCTTCACCGACTGGAGATGGATAATCTGGAGCAACGTATCGTAACCACGGACACAGCAGCGGCAGAGGGGGCAGTGATCCCGCTCCCCCCTCTTTTTTAGAGAGGTGAAAAATGGGAATATACAACGCAAATCAGTTCGCTCAGAACATTTCCGGTCTGGGCGGTGTATCGGAAGTCTACATGGTGACTACCTCCACGGCAAGCTCGGGGTATCCCCGCAGCTTCTGGGGGCGGTGGTTCAAGCCTCGCAGGAATCTCTACGACACCATCGCGGAAGCGGAAGCCGCCTTGCAGGGCGGCATCAACGAGGTTGTCCTGCTCTCTCCCGAATCTCATTCCCTGAGTTCCGCACTTACATGGGATAAGAGCAATTCCGCACTCATCGGCCTCGCCCCTGATGCCTCATTCATGAATCATAGATCGCGCATCGGCATGAGCGCGGACTTCGCAGCCATGATGACGGTGAGCGGAAACGGCAACCTGTTCAAGAATCTCTACTTCATGCACGGCAGAGGCAATGCGGCGAACCTGAATTGCCTTACCGTGAGCGGCGACAGGAACGTATTCGTGGGATGCCACTTTGCGGGTCCGCAGAATGCGGCGGAGGCAGCCGCAGCCGGGTATGACCTCATCAGGCTCGACGGCGCGGAAGAGACTATCTTTCGTGGCTGCACGATAGGCAACGTGACCATCACGTCCACAACCACGAATCTTGTTGAGCTTCAGGCCGATGCTGGCGCGGTCATGTTCGAGGATTGTATCTTCCTCATCAATTCCGGCGGTGCCAACAACACGGTTCTCAAGCTGGACACCGGCGGCATGGACAGGCCGATCATCTTCAAGAACTGCATCGGCATTGCGACAGGAACGTCATGCACCTATGCGATTACCGGCGATTACCTCAAGACTCACAAAAAGGTCTATCTGTTCAACACGGATTTCAGCGGGTTCGGAGATGTGTGCTCTGCCAACAATGAGAGCCATGTCATTTCGATGGCCGGTTCCGCACTCAGGGCAAGCGACGCATCCAACTCCCTTGGTGTTGCATACGACCACACCGATTAAGATTTACCGGGGAGGGGGCAGCCCCTCCCCCAATTCTAAACTAGGAGATTGAAATGGGAAAATTTGAAGCACCGGCAATTCACACCAGTAAGACGAAGGCAAAGAGCTACAAGGATTTTTTCGGACGTCACGACAAGGGGGCCCCGTTCCCGGCGTTCTGCAAGCCCAGGCTTGTTGAATCCATGAAGGAGGAGGCGCGGTCCATGCGGAAGAACATCGAGCAGGATCTCGTGAAGCCGGAAGCGAAACCGAGGTACAGGGCCGAGTGCGAGAAGCGCGAACAGAGGGTGTCCGAAATCGAGCACGACATCGAGGAGGCCCGCAAGATGCTGAACGCAGAGCCCGACAGGTGGGCAAAGCGCAGGAAAATGCTCGCGCAGATGGTGCAGGAGGCGATGCCCAGGGAAACGGATGTGAAAAAGGGCCGCGTGGACCCGCACAGGATTCTCGACATGGAGAAGGGGTTCAATCCGCGCATCACCCCGAAAGACCCGGAAACCGGCGCACCGCTGCCACTGAGCGAGGCGAAGAAGGAGTATCAGATAATTTCCCGCCTGATGGAAGAGGAAAGCAGCGTGGAATATCTCAGGAAGGACTAACGCATGTCGGCTGTATCCGATCTTCTTTCCCGGATAGGCTATAACATCGGACTTGAGATAGCTTCGGGATCGGACCCGTCGCAGGCGACGTGCATCTCGTGGATGAACGAAACGCTTCTGTGGATTACCGGCATTCTCGCGGAAGAGAACAGCGAAATTGGAAGGACGCTCGGAACAATCACCACGGTCAAAAGCGCGATAACCGGCATTACTCAGGCGAACCCCGGCGTGGTGACGAGCGAATCCCACGGGCTCTCTGACGGGGATGCCGTGCTCATCAAGTCGGTCGGCGGCATGACGGAAGTCAACGATGCGTGGTTCACGGTGGCGAATAAGACGGACGACACCTTCGAGCTTTCCGGGACCGACACGAGGTCCTACACCGCATATTCCTCCGGCGGGTATGTCTACAAGGCAAAATACACCCTTGCGTCGAACATCTACGCCGTGGGGCAGATGGGATGGATTCAGGATACCTACAAGCGCGACAGGGTGTATATCGGCAGGGAAGAGGAAGAGGCCGACTATAATCCCGCGAATGTGAGTCAGCCGGGCAAGTATTATCTCGACGGCAATTCCCTTGTGACCTTTCTCGACACGCCCGACGATGCGTACACGGTCAGGATACCTTACTGGAGCATTCCGACCGCGCTTTCCGACACGACCGATACGGTACCGTATGGCGGCATCTTTGACAATCTCATCGCGGAAGCCGTGACCATGAAGGCGCAGAACCGTGACGAATACGACCTGTCGTTCGACCTCAAATGGTTCCAGTTTATTATCGAGAAGGCGAGGAGGGTCATACGTCTACGGCGGGGAACCTCCGTAAGCGTAAGTGGCGTGCGGGGGTAGAAGATGCCCAAGCACAAGGCCAGACACGAGATAGAGTCCGACATCAAATTCGTGTCCTTTTCGAAGGGGCTGAACGAAGAGGTTTCCTCCCGCTTTCTGTCCCGTGACGAGCTTTCCAAGTGCGTCAACTTCAAGTATGGCGGCAAATTTGGGACGGAAGGCACGGTTACCACGCTCAGGCTCAGGCAGGGAACCGAAAAGATTTCCAACACGGCATTATCCGGCGGAGCTGCCGTCAAGAGCGCGACATACTACATGGCGCAATCCAAGTATGTTCTCGCAACGGCATCGAAGCTCTACTACCTGGATGCGTCGTATGACCCCGTGGAAATAGGCAATCTGGACGGGATACCCACATTCACCGAGTTCGCCGGGAAACTTATCGTTCACGATTCGGGAATAACGAAAGCATGGGACGGGACCACGCTCGAAACCCTTTATGACAGATACGACGACGTGACGATAGGCACCGGTGATGGTGAGGAAACGAATTTCACCGGGACTCTCGCTTATCCGGCGGTCCTTGCGTCGTCGGTCACCATTGAATATCTCAATGCCGGGGGCGATACGCTCACCATCACCGACGATGGTTCGGGGAACCTCATCGGCGATGTGGACGATGGCGGAACGAACACAGTTACCTATGCGACCGGGGAATATGACTTCACCTGTTCCGAGGCGCCAGCGGACGGGACCGACATCACGATAACATACGGCAAGTCCCAGGGCGCGCCGAAATCAAAGGCCGGGCTCGTCAGGGGCGGCAGGCTCTACCTGTGGGGAAGCGAGGATTACCCCTCTCGGCTGTTCTACACCGGCACAAACGACGAGTATGCGTTCAACAGCACGTCCAGCGGCGGTTTCCTGGATGTGAACGCGGACGACGGGCAGTCGATAACCGGGTGCGTCAATTTCTATCAGACCATGCTCGTGGTGAAGACATCGTCGCTTCACAGGCTGGACAACTTCCCCGGCGACGACACGTTCAGGGCCGAGCCCATAGCCGATTCGATGGGCGCGAATGCATACAGGACCGTGCTGGAGGCCCAGGGTATCGTTTCCATGCTGAATGCGGACGGGTGGAACGGCCTGAGCGCATCAGAGCGATTCGGCGACGTGCAGTCAAGCCTTCCGCTGTCGAAAAACTTTCAGACCATTGCGCGGAAATATGCCAACTCGTACGCTATGGCGGAATATTTCCCGACCGACAAACAGCTATGGCTCGGCCTGTACGACACGTCGGCAAACGCGCCGCATGAGTATGTTTATGTGCTGTCCGTACCCGGAGCGCAGCTTTCCAAGTACCGCTTCGCCTTCGACTGGTCATGCTTCAAATACGTGAACAGCGAAATGCTCATAGGCTCGACGGACGGCAACCTGTACCGCATGAATCACCTAGACAGGGTTTTTAAGGACGATTCGGTATCGTATTCGGCAAACAGCTATTTATCGACCGGCGATATCGACATGGATCTTCCATACAACAGGAAGCATTGCAAGCACACGCAGATATATATCTACGGCAGGCTCGGATACGACGGGACGGTAAACTTTTACAAGGACTACGACACTTCGGCGTTTCTGTCGCTCACGATTGATACCGAGACCGGGATTGCAGGATACGAGATATTCAGCGAGGGTTCGCACTACGAAATTTATGATATGGACGGGGAAGACTACGGGATAACCCCGCTGCAAGGGTATGCATACGCGAAGAGAACCCGGTTCAATTACAGCACATTGCGTCTTGAGTTTACCGGCATTTACGGTCTCGGCGGTGTGGAAATAAGCGGCATTACCATGAAGACCGCAGAACTGGGAAGATAGGAGAAGAAAATGGCTATATTCGGTGTTATCAACACGGCAGATGGCGGCGATACCTTTTACGAGGGCATGGTAAAGGCGAAGGACAACTTTGCCACCCTTGAAACGGAGATAACCGACGCACGGGATGGGAAGGCATCAACCCATGCAGCGATTGCCGAGAAGGTCACCGGGCCTTCCACCAACACAGCTGACTACGTGCCTCAGTGGAACGGGACAAACAGCAAGACGCTCAAGGACGGGTTTGAGATAACGGCTGCGGGGAAGGCGATTGTCAGTGCTGAAAGCATGGACGCTATGGTGTCCTCGCTTGCCTCATCCGGTCTTGTTATGAAGAAAGGCACGGACATCACCGTAACAGTAGGCTCTGGCGGTGATTATTCCACCATAAACGATGCCCTTGCCGCACTGAGCGCGTACTACCCCCTTTATGTTTCCGGCGGGTTCACAGCGGAAATCAGCCTGCTCTCCGGGTTTGTCATGGCAGAGCAGGTCATTGTGTCCGGCATCGACCTCTCCTGGATCACCATCACATCGGTGGACGCGGAGGTGGTGATCGCCAAGAGCGCGCTGGCGACAGCGGTCGGGGAGATATATCCAGCATTTTGCGTGGATCGCGGCGCGTTGCCTGCGATCGGCGCATTGTTCAGCATGGATACGAGCGGTACTGCAAGCACCTTCAGAAGTGGGATCGGGGCGTTCCGGGGCGGTCGTGTTTTTGTTTCCTCGGGCTGCGGGGTAAAAAATTCTCCATATGCTGGCGTGTACGGATACATGGGCGCCGATATCATGGCCTACGGGAGCGTGTTTACCGGCAACAATCGTGGCGTGATCTTATTCCGCGCGTGCCGGGGGAGCTTCGACGAGGCCAACATCAGCGAGTGCGCAGCATATGGCGTACAGGCCGGTAGTGGGAGCATACTGAACGTCCGGAACGCCAACTGCCAGATGGGCGCGAGCCCGGCATCTACGGATATATATGTGACGGGCGGAGCGTTTATCACCGCATACGGAGCCACAGGCGGGCTCTCGCAGACAGCGAACACCCTAACAGGGAATGGGATCATTTACCAGTAGGGGCGATTATGTACGGCAAAAGGGCATCATGCAACACGGAATATCCAAGCTCGGTGAGATGTACGCCATCAATGGTGTACTCCTCGGCAAGATACCCGTTGTCATCGAGGAACAGATCATGATGGTTGATAAATACCAGCCCTCTTTCTTGGCAGACCGCTTCGAGCCATTCATTCAGGATGATAATATCAATAAGCGCCTGCCTCGTCCGCTCGGACGTTTTCCCATCGCTGTCACTGACCGGAAGGATACTCTGGATACACACCTCAGTAGCGGGGCATATGTCCTCAATGGTATCGAGGATCTGGATATATGCATCACGGGAACTCTCAATAGAACAGCCCTTTCCTCGGTAAATGCACCCGAGGTCATTTATCAAGAGCATGATTATAATCATATCGGGGCAATAGGCCAGCCGATCCGTGATAAGGTCTTTTTCATCAATAACCCTATTTCCTCCAACTCCCTGGTTGTCGATGGAGATACCCTCGATCTCCGGGAAGGGTGGCATTCTATAGGTGATGGAATCGCCTATAAGCATGATGGATTTCTCGGCGACCACCTCTTGGGTTACGGGGGCAGCTATAGGAACGGATTCGGTATAGCTTTCACTACCGGAACAACCCCCAAGAATCAAGAGCGTAAGCAGCGCATAAAATATCTTCATAGAGATATTACAGCACAAAACAGGAAGAATTGCAAGCATTTCCACGTTCTGGTAGTGGGTTAATTTGGATTCGCGCCTCTTCAGATTTTCCCCTACCACCTCATTCTCTATCTAGGAGGTTGGCATGAATAATATCTTTGCTATTATTTCCGAATGTGATATATCCGAATATAATATAATTATAATGGTTGGGGGTGTTGTGGTGCGTATTAGATCGGGGAGGACTCTTACATATTCTGTTGAAAGCCTACCTGGTGGAAACTTCCAGAGATTGAAAGAGATGATTTTGTATATCTCAGAAAAATGCAAAGACAATGATACCTATGGAGCAACGAAGCTCAATAAAATACTCTTCCATTCTGATTTTCGATCATTTGAAAGAAGAGGAAAGCCAATAACGGGAGAAGTATATCAGCGCTTACCGATGGGACCCGCTCCGCTTAGAATGTGTATTGCCAACGGTGAAATGGAAACGAATAAAGAAATTGAAATTATGCCTTGTACTTATCATGACAAAAAACAGCGCAGAACAATTCCACAAAGAAAGGCAAACCTAGATTTTTTTGATGTTGTAGATATATCCATCGTTGATGAGGTTATTAAAGAGTTGTGGGAAGAAAACGCGACAGAAGTTAGTCGCGGATCTCATGGCATTGCCTGGAGATTATGTAATGATGGAGACAGAATACCATATGAAGCAGCCTTGCTATCCGAATCTAATATAACAGATGACCACGTAAAGAGGGCTATTGAATTGGCGGAGAAATTCGGATGGTAGATTATTCTGGCTGGAGATCATTTATTGAGGAAGATTGCTATGGGCAATCCGTACTCGCGTGTATTGGTTTTCAGAAAAGCGATGAGATAACCCTTATTCATGGGTGGAGCCTTGGGAATAAGCCTGATGAGTTTGGCCTTGTATTGCCATCAAGGGGCGTGCGCATATTGCAGACAAAAGAGGTTCCGTGGAAAAAAACAACTATACCTCCAATGAGGTTGTTTTTCCGAATAATGGATGATGGAAGGATCAATCTTTTATTTCTTGAGGAAGATAATTAACCTAACAATTCGAGTATTTCCTCAATCTTCCACACATGATCTGTAACCCCTGCCTCCATTGCGGGTGTTACCCTCAATGACTGATGAACCCGGCAGAAGTTGTAATACATGAAGTGGAGAGCTACGGCATAACCGAGATTATCAACCTTCTTTGAGAATGCATTTGTAAGCCTGGTGAATCGCCTCATGCTCATTCTCATGGTAAGATTCTGTCTCTCTACATAGCTGGTGGATACATGGGGTGTGTCTGGATTGCCCTCTATTCTTATCTTCTCTATGCCGGTGCATTCTGCTGGACTGTAGCGTACTTCACTCTCTGGATTGTTCCCGTACAGCTTCACTAGCTGACTGAAATCAATCTCCCCACCAAATGCGTCTTCTACAGCGTTCAGATACATCTTGTGTCCATCGGTGGTAAGCTGGACTCTGTTCTTGAGGCGGGAAGCAAGGTCTTTCATGAAAACAGTGGCGTTCTTCGCATCACGATTACCGAGATGCCAAGAGGGTATCAGTTTGGTATCGGCGCATATAGCTGTGAACGTCCAGACATCGCCATAACCCCACTGACCCTTCTTGTCTTCGGGAACATTCTTCGCCTTGGCATAGCAGAAAGCCCATATCTCATCACACTGGATGCGTTTGCATGGGAGATTGCGAAGAACCTTATCCTGATACTCATCACAAGCCCTACCAACAGACTCAAGGAGCTTTATGATGGTGTTCTTCGCAACACCGGTCATTCTGACAGTAGCCCTGATGGAATTGCCCTCAACCAAAGCTGCAATTACCTGTTTTTGTTTTTCAGGATTTAATTTATTCATAATGTATATATTGCATGACCGGTCAAGCATGTCAAGCAATTTCGTTTGAAAATAGTTGCATTTTAATTTTTCTCTGCTATAATGCCTTAAAGAAAAAGAGCCCCCGGCCGGATTCGAACCGGCGACAGTAAGGTTCCGACGCCTACACTCTGTCCAACTGAGTTACGGGGGCAAGAAATCGGGCGGGATGGCAGTCCCGCCCTTTTTTATTTGCCTCTATGATCAATCATCATTATCATCCTTCCTGCTTGGCAATCCAAAATCTTCTGGCGGCTCTGTGGAGACCGCCCGCTCAAGGCTGATCAACCCAAATGTATTAGGCATGGGTCTCGAAAAGATTTTGTGATTTCTCACATACGACGCCAATGTTCCAGATAGTGATACACGGTTGGGTTTCGTGGGTTCTTCTCCTATCCCCGTGAGAATATCTGATACATGAAGCGGTCTACCAGCTTTCTTCAAAAGCTCATGAGCCCTATAAGGCATGCTACCAGGTCTCAGTGTGTTACTATCGGTAGCATCATTCGCCATATCTTCTTTGGGAAGGAATTTGATGTGATCCTGTAGCGCCTGCACGTAAGCTCTCGCCTCACGGATCTTCATCTCATACTCTTGTATTTCCAACTCTTTTTTCTTTATTTTGTCTTCGAACTTCTCCCTGAGTCCCATATCGACCTCCCATTCGTTGTTGATACAATACCACATGGTGAAATATGGTGCAATAGTAAAATGTAGTTGAAGTATGATGTACTATATGGTATACTATAGAAAATATCAAAGGGGGTTTTGTGTGGATGAATGAACCATTAGATTCTGTTATCCAGCAATTAAACTCGGTAAAAAGAACATCCAAAAGAGGTGTAGAATACTGGGTGGCAAGGGACATACAGACCATACTCGGTTACGTGGAATGGGTCAAGTTCGAGAAAGTCATACAGAGAGCAATTAAGGCATGCGAGAGTGTCGGCATGGTGCATGAACACCATTTTGCCCAAACGGGCAAAATGGTCATGATCGGAAGTGGTGCACAAAGAGAAAGAGGGGATTACTTTCTTGATAGATATGCCTGCTATCTCATTGCAATGAATGGAGATGCATCTAAACCTGAGGTTGGTATAGCCCAAACGTATTTCGCCGTTCAAACTAGAAGGCAAGAGATCCATGATCAATTATCCTATGAAGAAAAGAGGCTTCAACTAAGAGATAGGGTAAAGGGCGCGAATAAAAGGCTGAGTGATACAGCCAAAACTGCTGGAGTACAGCGATTCAATATATTTCATGCCGCAGGATACCATGGTCTGTATGAGATGGGCATACCAGGGCTTAAAAAGAAAAAGGGTATTTCTCCAAAGGAAGATTTGCTTGATAGGATGGGCCGAACCGAATTAGCTGCCAATGAGTTCAGGATAACGCAGACACAAGATAAACTTATCAGGGATAATATTCATGGAGAAGTAGCTGCCACCGAAACGCATCGTAGGGTTGGGCAAGAGGTGAGAAACACAATAAAAAAGCTCGGTGGAACAATGCCAGAAGAGCTGCCAATCGAAGCACCCATAACCAAGTTAATCAGTAAGCGGAGAAAAGAGATCAAATAATACTAGAACTTATCTATTCTCCCATCTCTTCTTCGCCGCCTTCTGCGCTATCTCCTTGCGCCTCTCGGGGGATAACTTCTCCTTCCTGGCCTTCCCGCCCTTCAATCCTCCGAGACGGCCAAGCGCAACAGCGGCAGGGTTCTTCTCCGGCTTCGGTTCCTCTTCCGGTTTCTCTCCGGCGGCTTCCTGGACGATCTGAAAGGCGAGTGTATTGATATCACGTGGGCGTTTCTTCTTATCATTAGTCATACCTGAGATGATAGCATGACCGGTTAAGCATATCAATGACGGATTATTTCAAACTGACCCACTACCCACGTTCTCGATGCGCAGAATCCCGCCCTCGATGCCTTTCAGCCTCACCACGGATATCCCGATCGCATTCGGCCGCCTGGGGGCCCGGGTGGCAAACACTCCGCGCAGGGCGGTGTCCATGAACGGCGTCACCATGAGGCTGTATCCGTTGCTCTGGTGGAAATGATAGATGAGATAGATGTGAGAGAAACCCTCCAGATCCTTCAATCCCTCCACGAATTCGGGAAAGACCTCGACCGTGCCCTCAACGCCGGCCGCCCCTGCGGGCTGGATCGGCATGCCTTCCGCCTTCTTGAACGGGCTGTGTACCACACCGATTGAGTTGTATTCGATTTTCATATATCCCTGTTCATATCATATCAGAAGGGTTTCAGGGATATTTTATTGAATTCGAGCAGAGTTTTTCGCCTCCTGGTTATTCAGCCGGCGGAGACGGCTTCCCTTACTGAGCGGCGCTTATGGTTGCATGAAACTCCAGTACGCTTCCCAACGCGCAACCATCGCCCTTGCCGTCGATCTTCACGAGGAGCTGTCCGTTTTCGAAGGTACCGGTTATGACAGCCCCTTTCTGGATCACCGCCTGGCACACAGTCCAGGAATTGAAGCTCATCGCGCCGTTGTATTCCGCGGATAACAGGTAATTATCCAGAGGATTTGTCACAGGTTTCAGGTACGAACCTTCAAAGGTCGTCTCGTCCTTCATCCGGTATCGCCAGAATTCGATCACTCCGCTTCGGGGATTTTCTATGGTCGGGGGAGCGATCCCCGCCGATTGTATCTGGAGATAGCCGTATACGCCGCTTTCCTGAGGGGTGATGACGATATGAAACGGGTTGGACTCGATGGCATCGGAAATGTGGATGGGTTCGCTGATCATGACGGATGCCGGTATTGCTGCTTTAGCAAAATCCGCTGCTGCGGCGTTCACCACGACCTG